TTCTCTCAAATCAGTAACATGAGCAGGGACTGCGATGTAAGCACGAGCACCCTGGCTCAATTGATTTGTTCTAAAGCCTAGAACCTTTGTCTTCTCGAATTGTGTCAAGAATGGTACACTGCGATGTTTTGGATCTGCCTGTCCATCGGCATTAAGGAATGATGGAGGAACATTTGTAAGTTGAATATCCATAGATACAGTCTCAAGAGTATCTATACGAGCCTCTGGGTGAAACCGCATGAGTTCATTCCCAAGGTCTTTTCTTTGTGCATCCTCTGCTAAAGCACCATCATCTGCTAAATCGACCTCCTCATCAACATACTGCTCGTCGTAATCTTCTGCATCATCTGCCATACCTTTATATTCTACAAATAAGCAATCATTTTTTAGGCCATGTTTTGGACATGTCCAAAACAGACTATGGCAAAACCATCCATGTTTTATTAGACAAAATATTCGTAGTAGGGCTTAAACTTGATTCCAATAATTTTATAATATAGGCATGGCCACCGAGGTTGATAATGATTCCGCGCCCGAGATTGTAGAATTCCTCTCCTTTGATGAGATGGATATTCCAGCTGAGTTACTACGTGGTATATTTGCGTATGGGTTTGAGAAGCCTTCTAAAATCCAACAAAAGGGAATTGTACCCATTGCGAAAGGTCGCGACCTGCTTGCTCAAGCGCAATCTGGAACCGGAAAAACAGGAACTTTCACAATTGGTAGCCTTTCGCGTGTAGACCCTGCCGTAAAGGCAGTTCAGGTTCTCTGCCTAGTTCCTACGAGAGAACTTGCACAACAAATAGAGGTAGTAGCATCGTCTATTGGAACTTTCTTAGGAATAAAGACATATGCTGCTATGGGAAAGACGCCTGTAAGGGACGACATACGTTCTCTGGATAAGGGTGTTCACTTCTTAGTGGGAACACCTGGGCGTATTTATGATCTAATGAACCGTCGTGCGTTTAGCACAGAGCATATTAAGGTAATTGTTATAGATGAGGCTGACCAGATGCTAGAGGACCGTTTTAGAGAACAGCTTCAGTGTATTCTGGGCATTGGATTTCCTTCGACTGCGCGTTGCGCCCTATTTAGTGCAACCATGAACCCTGATGTAGTAGAGTTCGCAGGTAAGTTGCTTGATAATCCCGTGCGTATTCTAATCCCCCCTGAGCAGGTAAACCTACAAGGCATCAAGCAATACGCATTGGCTCTTGAGCGCGAGGACTGGAAGTTTGAGGTTCTTCTCGACCTGTATAAAAATCTAAATATCAGTCAGGCCCTCATTTACTGTAATAAGAAGCAGGGTGCCGAGCGTCTATCTGAGAAGATGACCCAGGCTGGATTTCCTATCTCTTGTATCCATGGAGATATGGATGCCCGTGAGCGCGTGGAGCGCATGTTAGATTTCAGAAAAGGTGCGGCACGTGTTCTTATTAGCACTGACTTGCTTGCTCGTGGGATTGACGTCCAACAGGTAAGCCTTGTTATTAACTATGAGTTGCCGACACAGATGGATAATTATATTCACCGCATTGGTCGCTCAGGACGTTATGGTCGTAAGGGTACTGCCATTAATCTGCTATGTGGTTCTGAGATATCAATGATGGAAGACTTGAAGAAACACTATTCCATTACTGTAGAAACTCTTCCAGAGGATCTAAGTAATATTCATCTAGGTTAATCTAGCGCCTTCTTAGACTACCGATATTCTCTTCCTCGTCGGTCTCTTCTTCCCCTTCAGGTTGGCCCAGGTTAATAGGAGGAATATTTTCTTCTTGCTGTTCACTTGGCTGAGTAGAGCTTAGTATAGGAGAACGTAAGACAGGAGTAGGATCACGAATATCATGGCGGCATATAGGGCATAAAACAGAGCGTCGTAAAAACCAATTATCAACACATGCACCATGAAATTCATGTTGACATGCGTTCAAACGGCGTATATTCTCACCCTGTCGCATTCTGTCCTGGCAAATAGAACAATTTTCTTCTAAGTCCATTAAAAGTGTTCTTAGACTTGATCCATTGTCAATTAGATCCTGTGAAGCATGTATTACAATATCTTGAAAAAGTCCAGTAAACCGATTTGCCCCATGGGCCCTTTGAATTGGTTGAGTAGAAGGAACACCTACAAGCCTATCAAGATTTCTGATTAAAGGTAACAAGATGTTTAAGTCTTCCGTATTTGTTAAGTCAAACTCAAATTGTGCGGCATGGCTTGTCCTCAAAGGAGTAGTAGCAACCGGAGGAGCCCATCTATTTACAACGGGCGGTTGTCTGGTATATGTATTCTGAGGTACTCTATCGCTATCTTCCGCCCGTGATCTCGAATATTGTCTTGCTCCATATTCAAATAAATTAAACCTTCTTATTGTCCTTTGTCTTATATATGCTAAAAGTTCAGATACCGTTCTAAATCGCTCAGGATCATAAAGAATTGCAGGGAAATAGTTATGTAAGTCGTCTAAAAGAGTAACTTCATATACGCGCTCGTATTGATTTGACATACTATCGGGTGTTAAGTAAAAATTGAAGGTTAAAAATACTCACACGATTAGTATCCAAATGCTCGCATCAGACAATCCAAAAAAGGGTCAACTTGGCCTTGTAAATATGGGGAATACTTGTTATCTGAATGCCGCCCTTCAATGTCTAAGACATGTTCCTGATTTAACTGTCTTCTTCCATAAACATTCCGACGCATGGATTCATGATGGAAGTTCTGCAGAATCTACATTGTGTAAGGCATACAAGGAACTTGTGACCGGCCTTTGGTCTCAAATTGGCCCTGCTGCCATGAAGCCTGCCGGATTTCTTCATTATTTCAGAGCATCCTTGAAGCTGTGTCCTACATATGAACATATGATTGCACCACAAGCACATGATAGTGGAGAGGCACTCACCTTCTTGCTAGACCAGCTTCACGAGGGAATGAGGAAGCCCCTGAAGATAAATGTTATCGCAGAGGAGACTGCGCCGACTTACAAGGCTCTTATGGCATGGAAAGAACAAGTTGCACCAACGTATTCACCCATTGTTGATTACTTCTTTGGGCTTATGGATGTATCAATTACATGCAAGGGATGTTCAAAGGTGCGTTGTCGCTACGAACCTTTCAATATGCTAAAAGTTGGATTTGAGGACCAGAGGGGTTCTACTCTAGAGAAGTGTATGGATTACGAATTCAAGCCAGAAGAACTCGACGAGTATCAGTGCGACGACTGTTCTCCAGATGTTCCGAAAGATTCTCCCACTCCTAAGGCAAAGAGGCACCCTGGCTTTGTTCAGCGCAAGATTTGGAGGCTTCCTCAGAATTTGATTGTAATCCTAAAGAGATTTAATCCCAATGGAACAAAGTGCCACGCCGAGTTTAGTGCCGAGCCTGTTCAGAAGTTTTCCAAGTGGTTCTCTGAAGAAAGCCCTGAGTCTAGCAAGAGTGCTGAGTATAGTCTACAATCTGTTGTAGACCACCACGGGAATGCAAATGGTGGACATTATGTAGCACAAGTGAAAAGCCCGATTACAGGTAAGTGGAACGTGTACGATGACGAGAATGTGAGCATGATGAAAGACGGTTCCAAGGTGTTCCTTGGACGCCCATCTTACATATTATTCTTCAGGAAGAATTCCTAAACTACAAGGAGAATGCGCTGTAACCCATCTGCTCGTTGGGGCCCCGGAACAACAAAGGAAAGACAGGTAGACACGGAAGCTGCAAAGGAACTCAAACAAAGAATGGACCAAATGCTAAAAGAAAGAGAAAAGCAAAATGCCATGTGGATCCAGCCTGAGGAAACAACCAAAAAAGTAGTTTCATCAGAAGTTAAGAAATGAGATTTTTTACTTTTCATGTGTCAATGGAATTTCTACCTGGAGTTCTGCATCAGATGAGCTGCGAGATGTTCGTTCGATAACAATAGGTTCTTCTTCTTTTTTAAACACATAATATAGTCTCATTAAAAATGCGATTATATCAAGTCCAAGAATAGGGCCATAATTTGTCATAAGAGATATATCGCTATTCAAAATAGCATAAGAAAAAGCAAACCCGCTTCCAAGTAACATGATGAGCTTTTCAGGCATATTGTAAAAATTAGCATTCTTATTTTTCCAGTTTGCATAGAGTTCAGGTATATAACAAATAATAAATAAAGAAGAGGCAATATTCATGAGAGTATCATAAGCCATTTATTGAAACCGGAGGTTATTTATTAGGTATACATCCTCTGAAGACTGATATCCTCGGAATGCTTCCGCTCCTTAAGGAACTTGTCCACGTGCTCCTTCTTGAGGATGAACGGAAGGGCGAAATCCTTGATGTGAAACGGCAGGTCCGGTGAATTGAAGAGGCGCAGCATATTGAGCTTCTGTGCAATCTGCTCCATACAGCGCTTGAGCTCACGCACACCCTTCTCCTCCTTCGCATAAGTCTCAAGCACATGCGACACGATATCCTTGGGAACACCCACGCGCTCAGCCAAGTTCACCTGCTTCAAGGCACCAGGCAGAAGGAACTTCTCTGCAATCTCCAGCTTCTCCTTGGACCCATAGCCCTCCAGATGGATTACCGTAAAACGGTCAAGAAGAACCTTGTCAACCTTTGTGATGTCATTAGCACTGAAGACAAACATCGACTGGCTCATGTCAAGCGGGATGCCAGAAAGATACTTGTCCTCGAACTCCATGTTCTGCGCGGAGTCCGTTAGGTGGACCAGCAAATTCTGGATCTCCTCACCCTTCGGGGTGGAACTCACCTTGTCAAGCTCGTCAAACATGAGAACCATTGACATGGACTTTGCAGCAATGAGTGAATTCACAATCTTACCACAGTGCGAACCCTCGTAGACCATCTGGTGACCATTGAACGTGCTAGCGTCTGAATCTCCACCAAGCGAAATGAACTGGAAAGGCCAATCAAGCGCCTTCGCAATGCCCTGCTTGATGAGAGAAGTCTTACCAATACCAGGGGGTCCAACAAGTAGTAGAGACATACCGTTCGCCTGAGGATTAGTGATTTTACCTGCGATGAACTGGAGGATTTGAAGCTTCGCCTCATTCTGACCAAAGATAGCCTCATCCAGACACCTCTTTGCGCGTGTCATAAATGCAGAGCAGACCTCTGGCCCATCGTCGACCTTCACAGGCATCTGCTTACGAATTCCAAGAGGTAGAGCAGTGGCCTTCTCAAGCCAGTTGCGCATCTTATAGAACTCGCCCGAGCTAGGATCCAGTGCCTGAAGGTTGTTGTATTTTGACATGAGCTGAGACTGGATCTCAGGAGTTGTCTGCATATTCAAGATTTTGAACATTACAGGCTGCTCCTTTACCTTGGGGCGGTTCTCCAGCGCAGTCAGCATACGCTTCTGCTCATCGGGCTTTAGAGACTTGAACTGGTCAATGTGGTCGTCGATGGTCTCTGTCTCAACTGGCTCGGTCATGAGCTTGAAGAACTTCTGCACATCCACGCTCTCCTTCTTAATCTTGTAGCGCTTGGGAACCATACGAGTATCAGCAGTCTCCTCACCAAAACCGAAGTTCAGGATCATGTTACCACGAGGCGTCTCCTCATCCTCCTCCTCGTCATCCTCATCATAATCATCATCGTCTTCCTCGTCCTCTTCCTCCTCGTCATCCTCCTCATCCTCCTCTTCATCTTGAGAAGCGCTGATAGAAGTCTCCTCATCCTCCTCTTCAGACTCAGATTCTACAACACGCTTCTTCCTTGCAGGAACACTCTTCTTACTGGAGGACTTCTCTACGGGGGACTTCTTTGCCGACTGCTTGGCCTTGGTTTGCTTTGGACGAAATCCAGGCTTCTTCGATGAAGACCGGGGTGTCTCCTCGTCGGTCTCATCAGAATAGGCAATCAAGCCTCGGATATTCCCCCTACTATCTACGTCCTCGTCGTCATCGTCGTGACGGCCACCGCGCCTCTTACGAAGATTGCGAGAGGAATTAGCCTTAGGCTTCTTCTCATCCTTATCCCCGCGGTTCATTCTGTTATGTTTCTTCAATTGGTTATCCATTCAAACGCGTATGCGTTTTATATGGGCTGCCGGTGGTTCAATTTTTATGTCGACTTGTATCATTAGACAATACTAACTTTTAAGAAAGATAGTATTGTATTATACAATGACCATATTTAATCGCGATTTTTGCGATTGCGATTAGAGCGATTGCGATTAGAGCGATTGCGGTTAGAGCGATTGCGATTCTTGCGAGTGCGCATTGAGCCGCCACGCTTACCCTTTAGTAAGCGTCTACCTGCACTGTTTACACTGTGGGTAGCATTGCTGAAAATGCCACGGACGCCGTTGCCTACGGAACGCCAAACGGAATTACCAGTGTTAAGAACGCGAGATCCACTGCGAGTAACGAGGCCAAGGCCCTCATTTACAGGAGACAAGAGGCGAGTGATAGGGCCATTTCTATTACGGCGGCTAGATACCATTCTTCTAATATTATGAAATAAAATAGTTTATAAGCATCTAGACTAAAAATACGCAATTATTTTATCAAGACATCCTTCAAATCCATACATGCAAATCTAGACTTACTGGATAGACCCGGGATGTTTTCCTTAGGCTCTCCAATCCAGATTTCCAAGTCTTTCAGAAGAATTTCACGAATGACAAGTTTTACCTGCTTAGGAACCCTTGAACCACATAGTTGTTTTAAACAATCCATATATTCTTCAACTACTTCCGTATACTGCTTATTCTTAACACAATCAAGGATACAATTCTTAAGGGTCTCAAGAGTTACGCGCATTGTTTCTACATCAAGAGCCTCTAGTGCAGTTAATTCTGCTAAGAACTGGGAATAACCAAGGCGGCATCTCTTATCAACCTGTGAACTCGTCTCGGTTATCTTCCAGATATCAAGATATGTGGTATGAAGTTTCTTCATCTCTTCCAAGATTACTGGAAATTCACGTTTAATCTCAGAAAGAAGCTTAGCGAATAGGCCACAGAACTTTTCCTCTGCAGCAGCCTTCCTGAAAACAAGCCACGTGAATTCTCTAATAAATTCCTTCTGGTCTGAACCCAAAATCTGAAACAAAAATGACTTTACATCATCATAAGTCTTCACACTGAATACATTTAATTTGTTCAAAATAACGGTATTTAAGATTTGGTCGTCTCCAACCTTAGAACCATTGTGAAACTTGCTAATATAACGCGCAGGGGGGCCACTTACAAGAGGTGGCCTAGGAGACTCCTGGCTACTATGCGACGGAGGAGGAGAATTGAGAACACTAATAAAGGAAGGTGGTCTTGAAAGTGTAGGTCGGGGAGATTTATCTTGGTTTAAGAATCTAAAAGGGGTTGCTTGATTATTATTATTGGGTGAATTTGCACTTTGTATAGAACCAGAACTCTGTCTCCAGTGTCCATTGAGAGTATCTCTTTGGTTTACAGGCGCAGAAGGACCTGTTTGCTTATGTCTCCATGAACTAGAAGAACTCTGGTTCTGAGAAGAAGTGCGTGTGGTATGAGCCTCTACCACACTCCTTACCCTGATGGATTGAACACGTTTGCGCAGTTCATCAGAGACTGGTGGGAGTGAGGGGCGTAACGAAAGAATAGCAGCGACCATTGGCGGAACGTTCATGGTCTATACTTATATATGGTAAAATTAGTTTAAGCCCTGATACGCGGTGCTGCGGGTTTTTTGATTAGAAAAGAAATATAGTATAATCAATGGATCACGTCTTACAAGAATGCCGCATGAGTTCGGTATTGGATTCACTTGGTATTAAAAGCCAGTCTGCTAAAGACTTATTTAATGAGCAATCTAAGCGCTGGACAACAAATCTCAAGATTTTAGAAGCTAGAAGAGAGGCCTGGCGCACCTTGAAACATTTTGAAAGCCCGGACTGGACGGAACACGTTTCTCCTTTATTGGAAAATGAACTTATCATACGCAAACTTGACCCTGCAACTGCTTCCGAATCTCAGACGGAAGATTGGTCACAAATCCTATTTACTGGGCAACTATCATCCTTGAACTTCATCCCTTTTCTCTTACTCTACGTAGCCTTATCTAAAATATTCATAGCACCATTACTCGCATGGACTATGCCATTCATGAGTATGCTTTTACCATTTATAGCATTGAAATACGTCTACTGCATACCTATTACATGGGAAATGTACTGGGGACAAATGAAAGTCATGATTTTTGGAAGAGACGACCAGGAATTCAATGTGAAAACTATGCTACAGTGGGGAAGCATGCTATTTTCCTATGCACATGGAATGTATTTACCTTACACAAATGCAGTTCACTGCTATAAAATAGACCAGCAGATGGTGAAGGGCTCAAGGGCCGTCATCGATACTGTTAAAAGATTACGTGAAATATCTGACATCTGGCAGAAATTCGGTCTAAGAAAACCCTGGAGTTTCCCTGACCCATCTGAATTAGGTGACGATCGACAAGTTCTAGCGTGGTTAGTTCAAGATAAACATTTGTTGCCTCGAATTTACAGCGCAATTGGACAAGTTGAGATTACTGCCGCTATATCTAAGTGCAAGGCGCTAGTTGAGGTGGAATGGGTACAGTCATCTATACCCCTGTGTAAGTTGTCTGACGCAGTTGACCCACTTTTGTCTGAAGAAAAACGAGTTCCATTTACCCTCGTTATGGGGCCGACACAACATCATGTTATATGCACTGGTCCAAACAGGGGTGGAAAGTCTACATTTTTAAGGTCTGTTCTGACCAATCTAGTTCTAGCACATACCTGGGGTATAGCATTCGCTTCTAGATGTGTTATGACGCCAGTAGAGTGGGTAATCAGTAGTCTTCGTTTAGAAGACCGTCCGGGTCAAGCTTCCCTGTTTGAACGTGAGGTTTCTGTTGCAGGTGACATTGTAAATCGTATACGTGAAGGAAAAACACGTGGCTGGGTTATAATAGACGAATTATTCCATACTACAAATCCACCAGATGCTGCTACGGCAAGTCAGATATTCTTAAGACAGTTATGGGATAGCAATTTAGTAACAAGTATAGTGAGTACACACTTGTTTTCTCATGCTGAAAATGCTCCGCCAAATGTCCAAAGGCTCTGTGTAGATTCTATCCTAGACGAAGGTTCGGGCAAGATAGACTACAAATACAATGTAATTCAAGGTATTAACACAATGAGCAGTGTAGAAGAATTATTATTAGAGTCGAAGGTTCTTCTTATAGAATTGTCGCGCGTATAGTTCAATCCTAAATCTTAGGCCCCAGACATAGAATGAACGACGCCATTATGATCGGCATAGTCCTAACACTCGTATTCGGTGCTATAATCTTTTATCTATACAACCGTCTATCCATGACGGAGAGAAAGATGGGTCTTGTAGAAGGTGTTCTGACTGACCTCAAAATAATGATGGACTCGGCACCCTTTGCTGTAGGCCTCCAAAACGACCATTCACACAGCTCTTCGATGCAAGAATTCGAACCTACCCCCGAATTCCTAAACGCCATTTCCGGCCCTTTTGCCTTGAAGGAGGATGAAGTGGAAGATGTAGCTGTTACGGAAGAGGAATATAAACAGGCCATGGATATGCCTATGGATAAGACGATGCCACTCACAGAGACACCTTACAAATCTCTTCAGATTGACGAACTTGCTGGTGTACCGGTAACAGCAACAAATACAATTAGTGTAACAAAGTTATCCCCGGACCTTGACACTATGACTTTAAAAGAACTCCAGACACTTGCAAAGCAAAAGGGCCTTACAGTTCCCAGCGGGTCTAGAAGAAAGGCACTCATCGATATGCTGAAGGGGTCTGATGATTCTAGTGAGGCCGTTCAAGGCACCATGTTATCTGACATTGGAGGTCCTGAGCCTGTTGGTGGGTCAGCTTTGCCAAGTAGCGCCTAATAATATTTAATATCATGAATGTAGATATGGACGCACAGCACTTCGTTAGACCGACAAATCCATCTTTTATGCCAATCATAAATGAAGATGTTCTCAAGATGGCAGGAGAGAGAATAGAGGCACCTGAAAAGAAAATTGTGCCCTTGGAAGACATTCGCTACCCTGGATATGCCTCACAGATGTCAGATGGAAGATTAGTAACTGACTATAAGTCTCATTGTGCCAATAACGTAGCGCCTCCTGAATTTGGAAATTCCATTCGCTCGTGGCTACAACACCACGCAGATGCCTTAATTCAGACATCTAGACATCGCCAGGCCGAAAGAGCTGGTGCTTATTTTTATAATGCAGACACGACTATTCCACCGAAGCAGGGTCAACGTTGTAATGAATTCGAATGCACATTTTCTGTTTCAGGCTACAAGAACGGCGTTGGCTTGATGAGAGATGAAAGGGTTCCCTCACTCTTTGGAACTTTCGCTAAGCCTAATCAAAATCCTCCTACAAAACGCGTCTTTCTAACAGACGTCTATGAAGGTGGTCGTAATTCTGTTCGTGGTCGCCAATTCGTGCCACTTGGTAACAAGGGTGTTGACCCTCGCAAGTCTTGAATTTGTTCATTTTTACAAAAAATACATAAATAATGAATATGGTATTCGTTATTTATCTATTTACTTAAGTCATAGATACTATGTATCTATCTACTTAAGTCATAGATACATAGTATCTATATGCTTGCCTTGGATATAGGTATCAAACATCTTGCTTATTGCTGTGCTTACCCCGAAGTAGACCTATCTGGTGTAAAGCTGCCTCTAGTGAAACATTGGGCCCTAGTGAATTTACAAGATTTGAATGACACTCCTAAGGCAACGTGTCATCTTTGCCCAAAGCCTCCCAAAGCCAAGTCTCCCCAAGGACTTGTATGCGGTAGACATCTAAAGAAAGACATGCAAATCTTCGATGAGGCTACTGGCTTGCCGATTAAGAAGACGCCGACGATTTCTCAGCTTCAAGCATTTCTGAAGGTCAAGGGTCTTGATACAAAAGGTCAGCGCCCTGCTTTGCTAGCACGTGCCGAGACTGTAGCAGTCATGCCCCTAGTGAAGGCAAAATCTACAGCGTCTTTCGCAGATAATACTTCCAATCTCCATGATGCCATCAGAGGGTGGATTACCAGGGACTGGCAGTATTTGAAGGATATCAAGGATGTGTATATTGAACACCAACCGGTCTTGAAAAATCCTGTTATGAAGACGGTTCAGCTTCTGATATTCGCGTCTTTGAGAGAACGGTACATAAATCAAGGCCGTCACGCAGTGACCTTTCATTTTGTCCACGCTGGCAAGAAGGTCCAAGGGGCTGAAGTAGGTGACGCAGGATACAAGGACAGAAAGGCGGGTGGTGAAGCACGGGCTAAACTTTATTTGGGGAAATTCCCTTTCGGTTCCGAACAGCACAGATGGCTCACGTGGTGGCAGGGGCAACATAAAAAAGACGATTTGGCAGATACTCTGTGTATGTGTTTGGATGCGTGTTAAGGGGTTGGAGGATTTCTAATGCGTTTTGCCCAGGCAACTATATATTTTACAGAACTAGTATCTTGTAGATTATCATAACACACATATCTTCTGAAGGCGTGCTTATTAAGTTCGACTTCAGATGGTTTCTTGTCCATGTTGCTACAAGGGCGTGACTTTGTAAGAAACTCAATAAGTTCCTGTTTAGAATGTACCCTCTTACTCGAACTAGAGCACAGCTCAAATCCATTTTCATCTTTATCATATGTTGTCCTACGTTGAGCCCCAAGTCCTTTAGCAAACTCTTCTGCCTCATCTTTAGTATCGAAGATACGATAACCTTTCTCAAATTCAAGGAGGACTTCTGGTTCCTCTGGTACTTCAAGGCCATCTATATTAGATGGATGAATCTTGGTTCGAGTTGCTTGAACATTTCCGCGACCATTTGATGTAAGTTTAGAACAAGTATACGCGGTCTTATTATAGTCAAATTCAGACTCGATACATTTAAGATATTCTTTGACTGCCTCTATATCACAGAAATGTAGAGGGCGTAAATCTGGATTTAACATGTCTCCACTGTATTTATATGTATCACAGAAACGCGCTGTAAGTCCCTGACTCGTAGCAGTAGTATTCCGCTTGCCCTTAGGAATTGCCTCATAAGATCCGCCAACATTAGTACGAATTAAACGTTTTGAAGCTCTCCAGAAACCCTTTACGCAGATAGCAACATGTTTCTCTGGAGCATTTTCCATTAACTTATCTATATCATAAACACGTTCTTCCGAATTATGGTATATGGGTGGTGCCCATTTAAGTAATCTAGAGGCCTCTTCTATAAACCGCGCAATTTTAGGAGAAACACGAAAGATGAAATATTTCTTTGAAGTATTTGCGAATCTAGTATCAAATTTCTTAAGAAGTTCTAAGGTAGATTCAAGTGAATATAACACAGGGGCCTTTATTATACGCTTCTCATCAAGCATTACTTGGAACCCCTTATAATCTGGACCAGGTTCTAGTTTTACGATAGCAGCCTTATCTCCCCATTTTTTAAGGTCGTGACTTACAGCCTCGGGTGTAGCAGAAATTTCAAGAATTTTCGCAGAACGAGTTTCTAGTGATGAAATATCTAACAAACCAGCATCTCTAAATACCGTGGAAACAACCATATCATGTCCAGATGCAACATGACATTCATCGTCTACGACAAGTCTTGCAAACTTTAACCGGTCCTTATTCCTCATCATATTACCTCTATGGAATACATTCTTACTCAGGCCATCAATCACATTCCTTTCAAATTGTTGTTTCCATTGACAATCACTCATACCTGAGCATATAACCATCTGCGAAGCATGTATAGGATTATCATTGTGAATTCCCATATTATACATGACTTCATGTGCGGTTCCAGTCTTACCTGTCCCTGGTTGAGCTACAAGAAGAACCATCATTTTGCCATTGTTAAAATGTTCTAAACACTTCATTGCTGCCTCCTTTTGGTTTGGATATGAAATATCACTGGATTCACGTATCTTAGCATTACGTTTCTGTTTATATTGAAGTGCAAGAAGCTCACGCTGATCATCTAAATCATGGCTACTAATTATAGGAGGATCTAGTTTTTGAATTATTGTGTTTTCTGGAATACCACATTCCTTCTTCTTAAACAAGTGGTCATCTAAGTGAGACTTCTGCTGAAATACACGTAGGCAAAGTTCACAAGTGTGATGGGTCATCTGCTTCTATAATTATACTAGCCGGTTTAGCTTTAAGCGGATTGTCAATTTTACCGAAAAAGGTAAACTTTTCGGTAAAATTGATTATTATTTAGTAGAAATTACGTTTAACAAAATGAAAATTGCAGTACTTATTCCATCTCATATATATTATGATGACCAGATTGAACGTTTAGGAAGATGTCTAGATAGTATATACAGTCAAACAATAGTTCCAGATATCTTTGTATCTATATCATTTGATAATGATATTTATAAGAATAAATTTTCAAAAATCCTTCGTAAATACCCATTAGTAAAATATAAGTTTTCATTCGAACAAAAATTTCAAATGGAACACATTTTAATATTATCTAAGTTCATCTGTGATTATGATATGATCATGTTCTGCGATGATGATGATACATATGTTAGATTTCGTGTAGAAGAATTTGCTAAGGTATTTGAGCAGACAAAAGAATATTGTATTAAAAATAATATTCAACTAGGCGGTGTTCGTGAGATACCTGATATTACTAAAACTAATGACTACCAAGAATACTGGGCATATGGTATTCCACCAGCGCTCCTAATAGAATTCTTTAAACGTATTAATAATTACAAGGATCTATTGCGATATAAGTTTGCAGATATGTACCTTCGTACTTATCTAAGAAAAACTGGCGGTAGTTCTATTATATTTAGTGGCATACCACCTGATATCTCAGGATTAAATATGTACGAATATACAATTGATAATGCTAATAGTATATGTGGTCGTCATACAAGACAGGAGAAAACAAGAGAAAATGCAAATTCTATAATAAAGGATAATATTACTCTTGCGCTAATATGCGACAGAGATGATCTTGTAAATAAAAGTATGAAGGATGCAAGTGCACCATTATCTAGATTAAATGAAGTAGTTCCAGAAGCAGAACGAATTAAAAAACTTACAGCGATGCTTTATATATAGATTTAATTTAGAGGCTCTCCAAAATCTCACGGAGTGCCTGCATTTTTTGTGCGAGGCCTGGTTCCGTTGTAGCTGTTGCAGAATTTCTCAAGGTTTCAAGAGGTAGGTTATTAATCTTATCCTTGAAGCAAAGTAGCAAATCAAATAGGTTCTGTCTAGAACAGCCATTCAGGCGATTGTGTCCACCCACTGGTGTTATAGCACGTGGAGGGAGGGGGGTAATTGGAGGGCTGGGTAGTTGGGGGGTAATTGGAATTGGGGCAACTACAGGGGCAGGAGGAGCAACTGGAGCAGGAGGAGCAACTGGAGCAGGAGGAGCAACTGGAGCAACTGGAGCAGGAGGAGCAACTGGAGCAGGAGGGGTAAGAGGAGCTACTGGAGCAGGAGGGGTAGGAGGAGCTACTGGAGCAGGAGGGGTAGGAGGAGCTACTGGAGCACGAGGGGTAGGAGGAGCTACTGCAGGGGCTCGAGGAGCTACTGCAGCAGGAGGAGCAGGAGGGGTGGCAGGGGATGGCTTCGGGTTGATTATAAATGGAAGAGGCTCTGTAGGAATAGGTGGTATCTTAGGTTTCTCAGTAATTCTCTTGAAGTTCTCCTTCTCAACTGGAACAAATATTTCATTAAACTTTAGAACAAATAACTTGTAAACAGGGTCATTCTCATAAAGGCTGACCTTAGTGGTGCAAGGAACAGGTAACTTGGTAAAATCATCTTTAGTATTAGGAACAAAGTTCACAAAGACCTTATACCCATTGTAATCATTGTGATTTGCCTCTTTACCTAGTAGCTGATAAATAGGACTAGCCTCAATAACACGTCCGTCAAGTGAAATGTGTGCACGAGATGAACGCATACTCTTAAGGCCATACTTAGGAAACTCCTTTTTCAGAGCAAAGGGCTTCTTGCCATCAATCTCAATGAAGTAAACCTCAATCGTATAAGATCCATCCTCGATCTCATGTCTAGATTCATGTAACTTCTTAACTACGTGGTTCTTAATTGAATTTAGAACACATGTCTTGAATGAGTGCCATTTTTCTTTTTTACTGCTACGAGGGAGGAGCTTAGTATTCGAGGGGTGAGAAATATCAAGGATAAACTCAGTCTTAGACAAGGTATCCTCAGAATATCTTGTCTGAATAATCTCCCTAATGGCAGTGTATAACCCATCTGGATTATTCGCTAGATCTCCTAAGACAGATGTGGCATCAAACTTAATGGAAATCTCGCACCCTGAAGGCATTAGTCTATCGGTATCCTCACCCTCATCGTCTACAACAGAATCTGGCGAATAACCCTCAAAGGGACCCACTGTAGTCTGTAAGTTCTTTCCAAGAAGCCTCCACTGAATTGTCCAATTGGCCTTAGTATAATCAGGCTCCCATTTCGTAAGACACTTCTTGGTTCCATGACCATTTCTGTGAATATTGGATGTAGCCTTGGATGCAGCCCAGGCTAGAAGGCGGCGCTCATTTCGAATACCACCGCCATTATCGGTTACCGTCAACTTACTATCTTCACCATTTAGAGAAATTCGAATTGTCACACGAGTAGCATTACCCTGACCAATAGAACCATCACATAGCTCTGGTAGAACAAGAAGCGCCTCAGGAAAATCATCTGTATAAGGGACGGCCTCGTGAGCAGAACTACGCCAAAGAGCATGATATTCTTCCGTTGTCATGTTATACGCGATAATGTGTGTAATATAGGTTCAATTTTTGCTTTAAACTGCCTTAGCAATATATCATTGATTTAAGAACTAAACATTATGTAGTTGATATCATATAAAATTTGAATCTAGTAGCCACATATACCCTAGTATGCTGAAATCCAGTCCACTCATTCGCTTCGATGGTACTAAGTTATTGCTCGCAGATAATGCGCTACCATCTACTCCTGTAAAAATCGTATCTATCATTGGAAAGGCACGTATGGGTAAATCCACTTTCTTGAATGCATTTATAAGTAAATACACTGGTAAGAATAGCACTGTATTTACTACCCAAGATGGAGATGACCACTGTACACTTGGAATAGATTACTATTACATTCCCGAGAAAAATCTTCTCCTCCTGGATAGTCAGGGCCTAGCACACGAGAACGCATGCCACGACCCTTCACTTCTTCTATTCATATACCTTGTATCGAATATTGTTATATTCAATGAGTCAACTATGCTTCAGAATTCTGCTCTTAAACTCATTGAACCCATTTGCACATTTACGCAATATCTAGATATGGAAACATGTGATAAGCCTTCTCTCATATTCAGGATTTCAGATGCTAAGAGGGGTTCTGATATTCACAAAACGCTTGAGAAGTTGATGGCACACCACAATGATCAATACAATTCCATTCGCGAGTCGGTCGAAAACGTGTTTGCTCAGCCAGTAAAGATTATTAAGACGGAATACCCGCAGAATGCCGATGATACTCTACTTTCTTCGAATGATTATTTGACACTTCTTTCCACAAAGGAGAATGGCTTTGATACTGCTATTACAAGCATTATTGAGGATATTTCTGCAGTAGTACCGCGTGAAAATATCTTGACAAGTATTCCAGGGTATATTGATAGTATTAATAACAATGAGCAGATTAATATCAACAAGCTTGATATTGTTGCCCTGACCCACAACAATGACATCCTCATATGGTTGAACAAGGTTCCTGCAGAGCTTAAATCTGAGATTGAGGTCGACGGTACTCAGGAGATGTATGAAAAAAACGTGGTGTGTCGTCAGGCAGCTGTAAAAAAGATAAAGACTGACTTCACGAAGCGTTTCAAGAATATTACGGAAACCATTAAGAAGGAGCATAAGACAAAGTTGGATGCAGAATTAGATGGTCCAATTGAACGCGCAAAGATAAACTCGGTAAAGAAGGCAGAAGAATATGTTACATGGCAATCTGCAGAGTCCCTTCTAAAACCACAGTTAATCGGAGCTATTCTTGACGCAGGTATTACAGATGAAAGTGCAAACTCATCTTTACTATCTCGCACACTTGGAGCATACCAGCGTTTTCAGAAGGCAATTCAGAATATATATGAGCCTGTTCGTATGATATATGACACGATAATCAATAGTATATTTGAGGAAATGAATAAGAAACTTGAGAAGGCAAGGGCTATTTCACAAGAGCAGAGAAAGACAGTAGAAGAAAAATGCAAGGGGGTATTGGAAACCTTTGATGGGTGGCTGTTAGACGAGATCAATGGCCGCGATACTTCTATTGTGTTCGAGAAGAATTCTGATATTTACGCCAAATATCGTAAGCAAAAGGTAGATGAAGTTGTGGAGTTTATTAAAACGAATGTGAAAAAGCAAAATATTCACATGAATATTGTTCTCTACAAGGCCTTTAGTGCAAATAGACTGAAAGCCACCTTTGAAATGTCTTCTGATGATTGTCTTGTAGATACAAAGTATGAGTTAATTGCGGATATCTATGCAGAATTCTTTCATCAATTAAATCTATATCCCCTAAAGGAGAGTGGTGTGGACGATTTCTTGATTGAGAAAAAGGAGGAAATGTTGAAGGGTATGCTTATTATGAATCCTACCGTGGCGACTAAGGTATATATGATTAATCCCGAAATCCAGTTTGTATACGATTCTATTCTCCTGAAAGCATGTATCCTTGATAAACTTGGCCTTTCAAAGACAGAAATGCCATATATGTCTCTTCGCACATGGACTTCCTTCTATATGCCCATGTATAATAAAGCGATGGATAATCTAATTGCGGATGGTATTTGTAATTCTAAGAAAACCTTCCGTGATTTCATTATTCAAACTCCTGAGGAAACCATGAATATTGTAAAGGTTACGACAAATCCATCGTCTATGTATGAACAAATTGTTTGTAATAAGATTATTCGGCAAATGAAAAAGATATTCTGTATTATGACTGCAAATGAAGAGAAGTTTCCTACGGAGACTATTGGGTAATCCTGACATACGTTCCGAAAAGTGCTGTGTTCTGTACTCCCGACCCACGAATATCAATGGATTTTAGTTTTTTAAGTCCTACCAGCGGAGTAATATTAACCAACCCCTTACAATTGAAGAATACAGCAGATTCAAGATTGGATAAATTCTTAATCCATGGTATATCTATAGCATCATTACAGGGATTACTGAAACTAATATGTAGGGCTTTTAATGAAGTTATATAGCCTATAGGAGAGAAGTCTTTGGTCGTTGGATTTGTTATACTAAGTATTTCACACTTTTTGAGATACTTTACATTATTAAGATCGTTCAAAGAATCAAAGAAATAATTTGCCATACTGAGCAAATGAAATGAATATGCATTGTAATGATAGTTTTGTGATGTAATAGGGTTTGTAGTATTTATCAAACCCAAATGTAATGTTATAATGTCTTCACGAATTGAGAAAAGGCATCCAGGCAACACAATATACCCTGCCGACTTTTCCTTTTGTGCGCCCAACTCTTGTGTTAGAGATATAATTTGCTGTTTTTGTTGTGCGACTTCCTTTTGAAGAGGGATAAGCTCAGACAATCCTCTTTCAAGCAAGGCAATTTTCTTAGAAACGGCTTCCATATCCACATTGGCCGTCTCCTTCTTGATTGCAGGTAGAAGAAATCCAATATTTATTTGTTTACAGTGTTCATCCGGTGAATATTGGATTGTGAAAGAGAGTTGTTTAGGGGTTGCCTTGAGATCCGAAATTTCATACACTTCGCATTTCAAGGCATCTTTTAGCAGACTAACCACAAATTCTAAGCCACCAAGAAGATGATATTCTACACAATCACGCTCTGATAAAACAACTTCCCATAGTCGCATTGTATTCGTATCAGTAAATCGCACGATAACATCCAATGGATTATGGACGATACGAACAGAATAATCTTTATAAGCTAATTCCATGCTATAATCATTTGTCACTGCTATTTCATTTTTTCGACCGACATGCTTAAACTGCCCACTAGGCTAACAGGCAATAATATCGATTATATATAGATGCAGAGAAGAAATATTACACAACGATTAAATAATGGTTCCTATAATTTTAAAAGGAATTTTCGAAGAAATGAAAACTACTTAGTTGGAGTAATTGATGAATATGAAAAACGGGGAGCTAATATGCCCGGTTTTATAAAAGAACGATTAGAAGAATCAAAGGTACTTCTTGCAAGGATTCGTTCAAGAGGTCCTTCAGCAGCTGCCGCCGCGGCTCCCTTAGCAGCTGCTGCTCCGGCTCCCTTAGCAGCTCGAGCTAATAAATTTTTAGCAGTAGCTGAAGATGGTAATGGAGGTGGAGGTGGGGGCGGAGGTGGAGGTGGAGGTGGAGGAAGTGTTTGGGTTCCAAGGGCTGCAGTAGCAAATGCACCAAAGAGAACACTTGATATTGAATTAAATACCTGGATACCATGGGGAGCTTATCCAAATGATGTTCCGTTCAGGCTTGAAGAACCAATATCTGGTATTGGAAATGGTGAATATAAGTTAGCAGCAATCCTTGGAACAAGGCCTCTCGGTCAAAATGTTCCATATGATCTTGACCTTTGTATAAAGGACCTTTGTTCAAGAGGTGAAGTAAAGGAGCTTGATTCTGCTAATTCATTTCGTCCAGGAGTAAAGGGAGCCGACTTATATCGTCCAATTAAGTATCAAATCTCAGACCTCCAGAAAATTATTCAAACATTCAATGAGGAATTTGAGGGTGCTCTTGATAAGGAATTAACCGAAACTGTCCTAAGTATAAGCCCTGGTGAGATTGGAGCACAGAATTTAGACAAGATTCAATCGATTTGTGCAGCACTTCATCGCATAAAATTATCTACAGTTAATTCTGGAAGAATGTATGCTGCCTTTGACATACTAACAGGTGCTCCAAGACAGGTTACTGCTAATATCCTATATAAATTGCTTATTGCTGAAGGTAGACCCCTGGATGAAATAAACGGTATTCTTGGTGAACCTGAATTCAGGAGGGAAAGAATAATAGGCCTCCTTGAACACCCCTTTATTAATGACCCTCTTAAATTAAGGAGGTCCTTAGAAGAATTTCCTTCCATTCTTTTCGAGGGTTTAACTCTTATATTTGTTCACGAGGAAAAAGGTTTCTATATTGTATCTAATACAGCAGAATCAGTAAAATATAACCGTATTACACAAGAAAAGCCAAGATTTAAAGTGAGGTTTTAAGGCGCATCCTGAAAGATTTTAGCCAGATGTTCCGAAAATTTACACGGGACTGCATTACCCAACTGCTTATACATGGCTGAAATAGAACCACTGAATTTAAATGTATCAGGGAACGTCTGAATACGCGCACACTCGCGAACTGTAAGACGTCTTTTTAATGAGGGATGATTGTGGATAACTGGACCACCACTACCTCCACCACGTCCGGTAATCGTAGGGGATGGTTCATTCCAAGCAAGTTCACGATTTCCTAGATAACCCGTCACCGCACACTTATGTTGCGTTCCAACATGTTGAATAGAAGGGTCGTATTCAATTGGCAAATCACCAATTGCATCCTTCAGTGTCAGGATTTTCTTGGATGGCTCTGGCCACTTAGGCTCGAATGTAATATCATCACGCACTCCAATAATAATCACACGCTCCCTCTTCTGAGGAACGTCATACAGCTTAATCTCGAATAGCTTAAACTGAACCTTGTAACCACATGCCTTGAGGTCCTCCAAAATAACCTTCATTACTTTACCAAGCTTATTCTTTTTATCCTGGGGAGTATCATATCCACCCATGTTAAGAAGGCCTTTCACGTTTTCTAGTAGAAAGTAAGAAGGCTTCTTGAGCTTCAGAAGCCTCAGGATTTCCAAATATAGCTCATTACGCTTATCGGTCTCAGACCTATAAGGGTTTGCCATGGAAAAGCCCTGGCAAGGAAACCCACCAATAAGAAGGTCGCAATCAGGAAGATTTGTCAGTTTCTTAACGTCCCCGCATACAGGCTTAATTCCAAAATTCGCCTCGTAAGACTTACAGGCCTCTGGCTCGAAATCATTGACAAGAACATGTGCATACTTGTCATTGTGAAAGAACCCGTAATCAAGACCACCGCAACCTGCAAAGAGTGAAACAACCCGCTTTTTACCTTCCGTATTATGCTGAATAACTGTATTCTCTGGAACCACTACAGTATTTGATGTAATTAATTGAATAAGGTCATCTCTGTTCTTATTAGAGAACCCCTTAATCTTCTTATCCTTACAGACTTGAACAAGTTCCGCTTTTGATAACTTGTTTAATTCCATTTTATACTGATATACAAGTGTAGGAAATATGGTCAATTTTTAGCGCAACAGGTATAGAAATGCTTCACCTTAAAAATAAAGAGCTAGATTTCAACTGTTACAAATAAAATTGAACCAGGTTCATTTTTATTTGGCACATTATGCCGTACTACACATTCATTGATACAGAGACAACTGGGCTTCCGCGGTTTCGCGACATCAGTGCGCCAAGCCAGGAGGGT